AAAATTTGAAAGCTAATCTATGTGTTGTCATATAATAAAAAAGCCCCCTTTGTAGTAGTGCTTACATCGGGGGCATTAGAGCCTAAAATCAAATTCCATCAGGCACTACTCTCATGGAAATCTTATTGCAAATATAACTTTTATTCCTTAGTATCCAAATTTTTATCCAAAAAAGATTTATAAATAATTGAATACCCAGCTAAATCTTTCAAAGTATCTGCTATGCTTTCATTCTTAGCCTGTTTACCCTGCAAATTGCGCAGCCTTGCAACTTTAATAGCTATCATTACCATAAAGACCTTTTCCACGTCTATTTGGGCGTAATCCGCAGCAAATTCAAATACTTCAAACTCTTTTCCGTAGTCGTGAGATTTGGATAGTAAAGTTTCTTCAAGTTCTTTTAATGCTTTCATTTTGTTAGGTATTCAAGTTCTTTAATCCGATTCTCAATAGTGTTTCTTAACCCGCTCGAAAATTGAAACTTAGGCAGCATTTGGCGCAGTCGGTTACAATCTGTAACTTCCGATAGCTTAACTCCTTTTAAGTCCGCAAAATCAAAAACAAAGTCAGATTTCAGATTCTCGATTTGATTGCCAGTATCATCGTAGGCAATTAGTTTGTTGGATACCCTTTTTACTTTATACATTTTTTCAATTTTTTTCTGTCATTAGACCTCATTTGGTATTCAAAGTAATAGCCCGAAGTTCCGTACCTTGTCTTAAATTTAATTAATTTTCGGTTGCAATAAAATTTGTGTTTCAGCTCCAGTTCATCTATTCTAGTTGGTAGTTTAACAGTTCCAAATTCTTTTACTCCCTTTAAAGTTGTTAAGACTTCGCCCGAAAGTAAGGCGTTAAAAATCGCTTGTTTTTGTGTCATTTTAATTGATTTTATGGGTTAAAAATATTTCAATTCCTAATTTTTCGGATGCTAAAAAGTAGTTAGTGGTCAGTTTACCGCCTCGAGCAATTTATCACAATTTGTGCATTTATAACACCACCTTACACCTATAACCTTTTCGTGTTTACAAACCGAACCACTAACACTAAATAAAAGCAATATTTGCGGTAGTGCTTCATCGGGGCTTAATACTTTCTCTTGAACTAAATCAAGTATCTCTAAAATTTTGTTTTCTTTTTCCATACTGCTTTTATTATTTTACGTTGCCAGTAATACTACGTTAATTACATATAAGAGAAAATGTGCTCCACAATCCCTACATTCCAACCATCACCTATTAAGTTACCAGCTTGTGCTTTGTTTAGGTTTTTTGTGTAACCTATTGGGATATTGTGCAACTTTTCCAATTCTGTTTGAGTGCAATATCTCACGCCTTTGCTTTCATTCATAGTTTCGTCTGTATAAATTATTGTTGTCATTCCAGTAGTTACGTATCGGTGTAACATATACCTTTGATTTGCATCTCGACCACAACTTGTATTTAAACAAGTGTGTTTCTTTTTATCTGAATATCCGTATTCCAAAACGTCATTCAACATTATCTTTTTGTCTTTCGGTTGTGGTATTGCGCATTTTCTATTACCAAACAAATCAAAACTTTCAGGCCCAATATTAGTCCAAAATAATCTATCTCTTAATGCACCGCTTACTTTTGAACCACACAATCTTACAGGTTCAGTTCCTAACAAATCAGATATTGTACTATATCCTATATCGTCCATAATTACATTTTCAAGTAAATAGTATTTTGGTTTTGTTTCTTCAAGTAATCGTATGTATTCATAAAATAACATTGATTTCATTCCTTGTAAACCATCACGAACACTATTTGCACGACTAAAATCTTGACAAGGGCTTCCACCTATTAATAAATCAATTTTTGGTAAATCAGTAGCTTTTACTTTTGTTACATCTCCAATATGTTTAGTGTTTGGAAAATTGTCTTTAGTACATTGTATTGCGTGTTTTTTTATTTCACTTGCAAAGTAATTATCTACTTTTATTCCTAAATTATTGAGTGCAATTTGTCCGCAACTCATACCATCAAATAAACTTAATACATTCATAAAATAATTTGTTTTAAAAATCCGTACTACTGGCAACAATCAATAAACAATAGTGGCCGAAATTATGTAACCGCATAGGCCACCATCGTTTATTTTTAACGTTAGTAGCAATTACCATTCACCCAAAACGTGACCGCTCGGATAAACTGGGCTTCCTGCAAATCTTCCAGTAGGTTCTATTGATAATATATCAACATCTTTACCTTTGAAAAGCCATTTGATAGTATCTCTAACACCTATTTCGCTATAACATAAACATTCTCTTTCCTCTTTCCATTTTTTGCCAGATGGATAATTAAACTGGTATTTAACTTTGAAGTATTGATGCCTTCTTTTTTCTCCGTATGACATAATATAACTGCTGCTAACAGCGTGTTTATGCAAGCGGGCGGACAGCTTGCGGTTAATAATTAAGTTCGTGCTATGCCCGCCTGACATAAACACGCAAAACGTTATGCGTAATTTATCTGAATGACTTTTCATGCTTTATCGGACATAATTTATGTTAATGAATGATATAACATACACGCAAACCGTTAATTAATACTCGCCACTATCTGACCAATATAATCCCTAATCTTATCGGTGTATTTCCCATCAAATTTCAAATCTGCAGTTATCCTATCCCTCCCATGTATTACACTCGAATGGTCACGATTGTTTATTTTACCGATTTCTTTAATAGTCATGCTACAATATTTACAAGCTAAATAAAAATGGATATGTCTAACCATCACAATATCAGTTAGTCTTGAATTGCCTTGTATTTTCTCCATTGTAATGCCAGTAAATTTAGAAACCAGCTTTAAAAGTTCCTCATGCTTTACTCCATTATTTGTTATGTCTTTTGGCTGTGGTTTTTTTTTGCCGACCATAAAATGAATGTGTGAAAATGTCTTAGGCTCATATTCCTTTTCGTAGAATCGAGTAAATGATACTTGGTTTCGTCTGTTTATGATTTGCATACCCACGCTGTTTTTTCGTTAATAATTACTTCACCATCCCAGTTCACCCAGTTAATGTCCTTTAGCTTTTGATACCTTTTTTTGCTCACAAATTGCATGTAGAAAAATTCATCTTCATCCATTACTTTGGCGTTTCTTAATAGTTCATCTGCAACTCCGATTAAAGGATATTTTTCTTCGCACGTTGCTAAAATATTATCGCACGTTTCTTCATCTTTTGGAATCTCATGAATAAAATATCTTTCTTCAAGTGGAAAAGGATATTCGCTCCAGTCATCTTGTCCAAACTCTTCAGGCTTAGTTAAATAGTTAATCAGATAACCATAATCAACTTTCAATGCCATCATTTGCACCTGTAATTGTAGATAGTACTTTTTAGCCAACTTATCGCATTGTTCAAAATAATTGAATATTGAGTATTGACACTTAGAATCCGCAACCCATTTGCCATCTAAAATAGCATCAGGAGTAGCCCCAAGTTTGTCATTCACTTTAAAGAATGTTTGATTTGGTTCGCCTCCGTAAATCGAAGTTAATATCTCTATTGCCGTTACTTCATTTACTATCCCATGCAACATCGGTTTTGTGCTAACTTCTTTTTTAAGTCCGTTTAAGTTTTCAGCTATTTCAAAGATGTAGTTTAGTGCGGTTTTGCCTGTTCCTGCTGCCATCAAATCTCCACAACGTGAAGCCGTAAACATTCCATTCCTATTTTCCATTTAGTTCTATATTACGTTTAGTGAATAGAGCCTTTGATTTGTTTTGCTCAACTGGAAGTAAAGAATCGTATAATACGCCTAACTCGTCAAGGTTATTGCATTTAGATAACTTTTCTTTTATAAGTTCCAAATCAATCTCCACATCAATCATTGGCAAATCTTCACCTGAATAGATATAAAGTCCAAGTCCAAACATTGCAAGGTTCTTAACTAAGCATCTCATAATTGCTGTGTTAATATCAAACATCGTAGCAGGCATAACATCCTTATTAAACTTCTGGTACACAACGTGCTTTTGCGCTCTATTTGCGCCATCCATTACAGGAAGTTGCATCGGGATTGTTTCGCCATCAATAGTTACCTCTGTTTGCACCAAGTACCCTAAGTTTTCATCAAATAGGTAAGGTCTGCCATCAAAGTTAACAACTCTGTAATTCGCTGTTGCATATCGTTTTTTGACTTCATTCCAAGCCCAAGACCAACTTAAATAAGATAGTCCGTTTTTCTTTTCGATTTTGTCGGCACAATCTACTGAGCCTAATGTTTCAAATACTGTTTTCATTTTTTTGGTTTTGTATTGTTATAAATGTTTTATTGCCGGTGTGCTTATATTTTCCGCATAGAACTTTTTTAATGTTTTCTCTATAAAGTCCATAATGGTTAGCGCATTGCATTATAGAATCGAAAACTATACCATCTTCAACACATTTTATTTTTACTTTACTTCTTCCTGCGTTTCTTTTTTTAATTCCATAATAATTAAGGCGACTGCATATTGTTGGAATAGAAAGACCTGTTAATTCTGAAATCTTAATAGTATTCATATTTTGTAACACATATAAATCAATAAGAACTTCTTTGCTAAGAGTGTCTTTAAAACTTTTGCTTTCTTTTCCTTTTGGAACTTTTTTGCCTATTAGAGCCTTTGATATTTTATCGTTCCACCATCTTTTATCAACCCTAACCCCATCACCACCTATTGTAAAGTTCGCTTCACAATTACCTCTTGATTTGTATGTAGCTATTAATGATATTTCAAAATTAAAAGCATCTTCTTCTGATAAGTTTTCTTCAAGAAAAATAACCTTATATCCATGAGCATTAACTATTCTTTTCCAATACGAACTTCTATTGCTTTTAATATAAGCCCTTTTGCCACTGCCTTTTCCAATATAAAATATTGCATTTGTATCAAGCCTAATGTGAGCATATATGTAATACTTGTTATCCATTTAGCAAAGATAAACACTTTTTTTAAATCACAAAATTAATTTCTATTTACTTTTAAAGAATGGATTTGCAGCACCTTTAGATGCCGTTCCCATTTCAGATTGAGCCTTTAATAAGGCGGTTGAAATTTTGGTGATTGTTTGACTTGTTTTCATTTGGTTTATTTGATTAATGCTGCTACTAAAATAACAGCGGTGAATAATAAAAAGTAAATAGCTAATTGAGCAATCCAACCCAACGAGCGGAAGTAATTACAGAATCTCATTTGTTAGCGTGGTATTTCATGTCATCAATATCCAGCTCATCCATTTCTTGCATCTCTTCAATCTCTGCTTTGAACTTGTCGGCTAAATGATTTTCAATAAGATAAATTCGCTGTAAATCTGTTACCGGTATTAACTCGTCATCAATGTTTGATTCAAGTAATAATTCTGTTACTGATACTCCGTTTGGATATAGCTTAAAAGTAGCCATAAAGTTGAAGCCCTCAAAGGTAAATTCGTAGTCTGTGTGTTTCATTTGTTTTGGTTATTTGGTTAATAATATTCAAAAATACATTCTTTTTCGATAATCAAAAATAAATATCAAACTTTTTTTTCAGTCAATACTTCATGCTCCTGAATGTCGATGTAGTGCATGATTATATTAAGGTTGGTAGCTTGTGTAAGTTGTTGGTCGTTGTTATCCAACCAGCGTTGCAGAGTTCCCTCACTGCACTCATTAGCGACCATTAGTTTGAGTTTTACGCTTCTATTCTTTCTGATTAAAGAAATTGTCTTTGCGCTTAATTCGAGCGGTTTTTCTGGTGTCTTTTTTTTCATTGTTTAATTTAATTGGTGATGAAAGTGTTCTATCTCGTTAATAGGCTGTATCTCTAAGGTTTCTTTTCCGTACAAACAAGCCATTTCGGAAAATGTATCAATCAGTTCTTTCCCTTTGAGATAGGCTGCGACTATTACTTTTGAGCCTTTTTTTGATGTCCTTACTATTTTTGCAAGTCCTGTGATTTCTCTTTTTTTCATTTTGTGCGATTGTGAGAGTGAATATAATTTGCCCAAGTATTGAATTCTAATTGTTGTGAATTTTCACACGTTTTCGTTCCCATTGGTTCAAGTTTCGATTTATCGCATTCACGCAATTCAATTAGAATTAACTTAGTGAATAGTGCAAGTAAAGAGCAAAAAACAATCGTTAAAATGATTCCGAAAATAATGTATTGTGCTGTCATTTGTTTGGGTTTAAATGGTTATTAATTTCTAAATGGATTAAAATGCTTTTTAGCGTACCCTCCAGCATTCCAATTATTTTGGCGTGGGATTCTTCATTTTCCCACATTTGTTGCGAAGTGCTTAAGTTGGTTTCAATGTACTTGATTAATTGGTTTCTTTCTTCGTTTGTCATTTTTTTTGGTTTTTAGGTTTTAAAAAATGGCTGTCTTTCCAGCCTGTCAACCCTGTACGAATACTGTGGGATTTTTATCTTTAACCTCTTACTCCACCGTTGTATCCTCTTTTCAATTTACCGTAGTAATGCTTTTGAAAATTAGCTGTATCAGCTTTAAACATTTTGAAAGCATCTTTAATATTTGAAGCACAATAGCAAATGCTTGTAGGTCTGCCCATACTATCAACTACATTGTAGTAGTTTGATTGTTCGATTTTTTGAGTTTCTGTTGTCATTTTGTTTGGTTTTTGTTGTTATTAATAGGACAAAGATATACCTATTTTTGATATTCAAAAATAAATACAGCAATTATTTTGTTAAAATTTTTAGAATTGGCTGAAAGCCTTGCAGCAGTAGGGAAGAAATTTATTCCCCTAAGTACTCTTCATCGGTTTCGGTCTCGTATATCTCTACTAATTTAAGAGCATCATTCACATTTGACCACGTCTTTAGATAGGGTATGCCCATTGCTTTTATCTTAGTAATAGCATTTGGATAGGTATCACTCATAACAGTTATATTGATTCTTTCGCCTGAATCGTCCTCTACAAAAAATATCCAGCAAAAATTAACTGCCAAAGTCATAGTCTTTAGGTTTTTGCCAGTCAAAATAGAAAGTTGTTAATCCTTTTTCGTTTTCATTCAAATTGACCTCCATAATGTTGAATCCAGAGCGACCTTTTGAAAAGTTAGTTTGAACCCACTCACTTGCAGGACTTAACGCCAAATAGTTATTGTAATCGCACCCCTCCATACTCATTGAATCAATTAACTGCAAGTGAGTATCGCCCTTTTCAAACGTGCAAAAGTATTTTTCTAAAGAATGATGTTTAATGTATTCTTTGATTTTGTCTTTTTGCTTTGCATCTAATATTGGTTTAAAGCCGAATTTAAGGTTCTTTGCATCTTTGCCATGACAAAGTATGAAACAATGCTTACCGATTATATAATGCCCTATAAACCTTTGGTAAATGTGATATTCTATTTTTCCGTACTTAGCTTTCAGAATCTCTTTAGCTGAATAATTTACGATATAATCAAAGTCATTTGAGTGGTTTGAATTAGTAATCGAGTGAACTACTATTTTCAAGTTAAATGTTGACAATTTCGCAAATAATTCAACAAAAAAATTGACCCCCACTTTGAACGCCTTTTTATTGTCCATGTTTTGCGGGAGGTTATGACCTTTGCGGACTGTTTGCCCATCCCATCCGTCCATGAAGTCACCCAAATTAATTAAGTGAATTTCTTTATACTGTTTACTTTTTGTGAATTGTGCAATTTTGGTACAAATTGTACCCACTCTTTCAGTTAAAACTTTTTCGTTCCACACCTCACCATATAATCCGTTCCCGTCTTCATTAGTTTCCATACCAACGTGAACATCAGTTATAATTACTCTCAACACATTGTCAGACTTTACAACTGGTACTTTAGTGTAAACCTTATTTATTTTGCTAAAGTCTAATTCCTTTAGGCATTCTTTAATTTCTTCAATAGTTAGTTCCCGATTCTTTTCAGGCTCTGCAATTACCCACTGCTGTTGACTGTTTATATTAGTCGAAATTCTTTTAATCGCAAAGTTTTCAGGAATATCAATACTCGGAGTGACTAATTTTTGAACTTCACCAATCACCTCGCCATTTTTTAGGCTTTGTTTGACAGTTACCATTTCAGATTGTATGGCACATCTTAATGAGTTGTACGTACCAATTCCAAACGCTGCTAATCTTCGAGCATAGGCACGTTGACTTTCACCCTGTAATTGAGGATGTTCCTGAATCAGTTGTTTTAAACTCATTTGAATCTTATTTTTTGGCTGAATCTTATACCAATTTCAGGCTGTAAATTGTTATTTATACCGCCATTTAAGCCGATTAAATGCTTATCTGATATAATCGCATCAAAAGCTACTCCGCCCCTGTAATTTGCCAGCGTTTGCCCTTTTAAAGCCACGCCTCCATAAAGCCCAGCATAAACTTTCACTAAGGATTGTTTCTTTTCGATTGTATTAGTCCGTTCAACTATCTTTATAATATCGGGTTTCAAGTTTTTAAACTCAACCGATACATCTATTATTTTATTTGCCGTTACCGTTGCTGTCATTCTTGCTCTAAATGAATCAGGATGATAACTAAAGGTTTCAAAATAATTAGTGTCAAGACAATTGACATTATTTGTCAAGACATTATTTGTCGTATCGGTAAAAGGTTTAGTCCTTACTTTTGTTGGTTTGCCTTTTATTAAGGTTATAGTAATCGTATCTTTCACTACTATCGAATCCCTATA